CAGGAAACTACAAAAAGGTTGAATCGAGAGAAAGCTGAAAGTTCGAAACTTTCTATTTCTATTTTCAGCCGAACGGGGGGAGAGGGGTCGCACAATCGACACCCCCTGGGCTTCGGCCGTCCACCTCATATTTGACCCGGAGGGGTATTTTCTATCGGGATTCGGACCAGGCCACGCGATTCGCACTCGGCGCGTTTTCTTGTGTGTTCCTTTCCGCGTCGGGAGGGGTTGCTTGAGTCGCGTGGTCTGACCTGAATCTCGGTCGAACTACACCACAACATATAGTCTCGGGGGTGAAACTCAATGCCGCGTAAGGCAAAGCCTATCGAAGTACCGAAGAGGCCGCCCCGTTCCCCGGAGGAGGCTGAGGATCGCCTCATCTCCCTGGCGACAACTAGGGCGGAGATGATGCTGGCCGAGGGTACGGCGCCTCCGTCGGTCGTAATTCACTATCTCAAACTCGGCACCAGTCGCGAGAAGCTCGAACAGGAGCGACTCCGCGCCGAGAACAAAATGCTCAAGGCCAAAGCCGAAGCACTCGAGGCTTCCGCTAGAGGCGAAGAGGCGTACGCCGAGGTACTTAGAGCGTTCCGCGCTTATTCCGGCGGTGGTGTCGGTGAGGACGTACTCTGAACTGATCGAGCTTCCTGATTGGGACTCGAGACTGCGCTACTTGCAGACTTTCTCGGACCCGTACGCACGCACATTCGGCGAGGGGCGCTACCTGAACCAGAGGTTCTATCATTCGCCGGAGTGGAAGAGGTCTCGAGACATCACGATAGCTCGAGACTTGGGTCGAGACTTGGGTGTCGAGGGGATGGAGATCCAAGGGAAGCTCCTCGTTCACCATATGAATCCGATGAAGCCCGAGGACCTAATAGATTTCAACCCGGCGGTGCTCGATCCGGAATACCTCATAACCGTGTGCCATGATACACACAATGCTATACACTACGGCTTCGCTCGAGAGAGTGAGCTGATCGAACGTCGAGAGGGCGACACCAAGCTATGGTGAACAAGTATCGAGACGAGCTCTTTCACTACGGCGTTCCGGGAATGAAGTGGGGTCAACGTAAGACCTACCAGAAGGTCGGCCAACAGACCATCGGCTCGAAGTCCACGGCGCAGATCATCGCCGACAAACGAGCTGCACTTCGCTCGGAAACCCAAGGACGATTCGCCAGGGCCTCCGTCTCGTACTTCGCCAAAATGGCCGGAGTCCAGCGAGGCGCCGCCAACGCGAAGAAGCAACACGACGCCAAGGTCGAGCGAGAGCGGAAGAAGAAAGAACGGGAGCGGATCCGCGCCGAGAAGGCCGCCGCTCGAGAGGCAAGAAAGGCGGCACGAGGAAAGTGACACGTTATAAGGACGAGCTGTTTCACTACAGCACGAAGCCTTCCGCTGCGCAGCCCCTTCGCAAGAAGAAGCGCATTTCGGCGGAAGAGGATACTCAGGACGATGATGGGCAGGCGCCCAAGAAGAAACTTTCCCGTCGTCAGATGCTCCTCCAGGCTCTTCAGAAGAACCCGACGAAGATCGGGACTGATGCTGATGAGCCCGAGGAGGACGAAGCAGACGAGTCGGAGCAGGATCTCTCGGCCAAGTCCAAGCGCAAGAAGCTCGCTTCCAAGAGCGTGAAGGGCAAGCCGCGCTTCCCCATCAAGAAGGCTTCACGCTAATGGGTGATGGGTCGATTCTCCAGACCGTCAAGAAGATGCTCGGCCTCGAGGCATCGTATACGGCATTCGATGACGAGCTCATCGCGCACATCAACTCGGCGATCTTCGAGTCGGCCCAGCTCGGCCTGCCTCGCTTTCACATCACCGGGCCGTCCTCGACGTGGGGCGAATGGCTCGGTGAGGACGAGTTCAAAATCGAGGCGGTCAAGTCTCTGATCTACGCACGCGTTCGACTCGACTTCGATCCACCGAACAGCTCATACGTCACCGAGGCGTTTCAGAAGCGGATCGTCGAATTGCAGTGGCGTATCAACCAGGAGAAAGAATTCTCATGAGTAGCTCCATCTCTCGCCCCGAGGATGTCCTTTCGCATCACGGCGTCAAAGGCATGAAGTGGGGTATTCGCCGTTCTCGCAAGAGCAGCGGTCCGAGTCAGACCGGTCCCAAGAAGCAGGAGGCTCGTAAGGCGTCATCTCTGTCCGACGCAGAGCTTCAGCGTCTCGTGAACCGTGCTAACCTAGAGCGTCAGTACAATCAGGCGTACGGTCCTAAGCCCTCTCAGCGCAGTCGTCTCAAGAAGCAGCTCGCCTCGCTTCCCGGCGACATCGCCGTGAGCGCCATCCGCAACGTGGGCACGAAGTACGCCACCAATTATCTCGACAGTGCCGTATCCGCAGGAGCCAAGGCATCGAAGAAGCGTAAGAAGCGGAGCTGAGCTCCTAGATGCTCAGTAATACCGCAACCCCACGCTATTACGCTGAGTTCCGTGCACGAGTCCTGTCGGGCGAGATCCCGGTATGCCACGAAATCGAACTGGAGATGAATCGAATCGATGACCGCGTTCGTAATCCTAGTTTCTACTATGACGATCTTGCGGTCGAGGGTTTCATCCGCTTCTGCGAATCGGAGATGACTCTCACCGACGGTCAGGATCTGATCCTTCTGGACTCGTTCAAGCTATGGGCCGAGGAGATCTTCGGATGGTGGTATTTCATCGAGCGCTCGGTCTTCGTTCAGAACGAGAACGGCCGCGGAGGGCATTTCGAGAAACGCAAAGTCAAGCAGCGCCTCATCAACAAGCAATACATCATCGTTGCTCGAGGCGGAGCCAAGTCTCTGTACGAGACGCTGCTGCAAGCGTATTTTCTCACAATCGATACCACCACGACCACGCAGATCACTACTGCCCCGACCATGAAACAGGCCGAGGAGGTCATGCAGCCTCTTCGAACCGCCATGACTCGGAGCAAGGGTCCGCTGTTCTCGTTCCTGACCGACGGCGAGATTAGAAATACCTCGGGCTCCAAGGCTGATCGTCAGAAGCTCTGTTCCACCAAGAAGGGAATCCAGAACTTCATGACGAACAGCATCGTCGAGGTCCGCCCCATGTCCATCGACAAACTTCAGGGGCTCCGGCCCAAGCTCTGCACGGTGGATGAGTGGCTCTCCGGCGATATTCGAGAGGATGTTGTCGGCGCCCTCGAACAGGGAGCATCCAAGGTCAACGACTGGCTCATTGTGGCTGTCTCCTCCGAGGGCACGGTCCGAAACGCCAGCGGTGACGACATCAAGATGGAGCTCCTCAAAATCCTAAAAGGCGAGTACCGAGACGAACACACGTCCATATTCTACTACCGCCTTGACGACGTCAAAGAGGTAGGAAATCCGGACACGTGGCAGAAGGCTCAGCCGAACCTCGGCATGACTGTCACATATGACACATATGCTCGAGACGTTGAGCGCGCCGAGAACGTCCCCTCAGTCAGGAACGATATCCTGGCTAAGAGGTTCGGTCTCCCCATGGAGGGATACACGTATTTCTTCACCTACGACGAGACGATTCCGCATAGAAAACAGGATTTCTGGCAGTTGCCCTGCGCTATGGGTTGCGACCTATCCCGAGGCGACGACTTCACTGCGTTCACGTTTCTGTTCCCCCTCAGCGGGGATCGTTTCGGTGTGAAGACCCGGTGCTACGTTTCCGAGAAATCCGTCCTGATGCTCCCCGCATCACTGCGACGCAAGTATCAGGAATTCCTCGACGAGGGCTCCCTTCAAGTCATGGATGGGACTGTTCTCGACATGATGGAAGTCTACGAGGATCTCGATCGCTACATTCTCGATCAGAATTACGACGTTCGAGCAATTGGGTTCGACCCGTACAACGCTCGAGCGTTCGTGGAGCGCTGGACTCGAGAGAATGGCGAGTACGGAGTCGAGAAAGTCGTCCAGGGCGCTAAAACTGAATCCGTACCTCTCGGGGAGATCAAGAACATGGCATTCCACCGTCTGCTCCTCTTCGATCAGGCGATCATGCAGTTCACCATGGGGAATTGCATCGCCCTGGAGGATACCAACGGCAACCGCAAGCTCTACAAGGACCGCAGAGAGCAGAAGATCGACTCCGTGTCGGCACTGCTCGACGCTTGGGTTGCCTACAAAGTCCACCGAGAGATATTCGACTGAAAGGAGGCCGGCGGTGTCATTCGCGTCCAGGCTCAAGCACGCCTACAACGCGTTCACGAATCAGGACAGATCACCGGACTGGAATCTGGGTACTTCCTACGCCAGTCGACCCGATCTCCCTCTCAGCGTGTACAACATGGATTCGTCTATTGTCAACACGCTTTACAACATCATCTCGATCGACGTGGCGGCCACTCCGATACGGCATATTCAGCTGGGAGAGAATGGCCGCTTCGAATTCGAGCGAGCGTCGTCTCTCAATGACTGCCTCGAGTTCGCGCCGAACAAGGACCAGAGCGGGCGAGCCTTCATTCAGGACATCGTCCATACGTGCTTCGAGTACGGCGCGGCGGCCGTGGTACCCGTCGACACGGACCTGAACCCGAGGGAATCGAACACCTTCGAGATCAAGTCCATGCGCGTCGGCTACGTAACGCAGTGGTATCCGGACCACGTCAAGGTACGGCTCTACAACGATCGAAAAGGCGAGCGCGAAGAGCTGATTCTGCCGAAGAGGACTGTGGCTATCATTCAGAACCCGTTCTACGAGGTGATGAATAAGCCCAACTCCACCCTTCAGCGCTTGGCGCAGAAGCTCACCCTTCTGGATGTCGCGGACAAGAGGGCGTACTCCGGCAAGCTAGATATTATCATACAGCTGCCCTACACCATCAAGTCCGAGGGTCTGCAGAAGCGAGCCGACGCCAGACTGAACCAGATTTCAGATCAGCTCACCAAGTCGACGTATGGAATCGCCTACGCTGACGGTACGGAGAAGATAACGCAGCTCAACCGCCCGGCCGAGAGTAATCTTCTGGCCCAGATCCAGTATCTGACCAAAGAGCTCTACGCTCGACTCGGCGTAACCGAGAACGTCTTCAACGGCACGGCCAAAGAAGAGGAACTCGCGCAGTACTGGAATCGAACGGTCGAACCGATGCTCGATGCAATTTCGATCGCGTTCACCCAGACGTTCCTCACCAAGACCGCCAGGACACAGGGACAGCGAGTCAAGTACTTGAAGGATCCGTTCCGCCAGGTACCGCCGTCCAAGATGATCTCGGCGCTCGACACACTCCTTCGAGACGAGGTTATCTCGTCCAACGAAGGCCGTTCGTATCTGTCCCTTCCGCCCGCTCCCGACGATGGTGCGGACGCCCTGCAGAATGCGAACATCAACCCGTCCGCCAGCACGGCGCTGGACGCATTGCCGTCTCAGGCGACGCCGGCCCAGGACGAGTACGACACTGAACCTACGGACGGAGGTCAAAATGGCGTATGACTTCAGCGGGTACGCCACTAAGAACGACCTGACCTGCTCAGACGGTCGGATCATTCGCCGCGACGCCTTCCGTGACAACGACGGAGCCACCGTCCCGCTTGTGTGGCAGCACGGTCATAACGACCCTGCGAACGTCATTGGACACGCGAAGCTCGAGAATCGCAAGGACGGCGTGTACGCCTACTGCTCCTTCAACAAGACCGATGCGGCCGAGACTAGTCGCGAGTTGGTCGAGAACGGAGACGTGGACTCGCTGTCGATCTATGCCAACCGCCTGTCCCACTCAGGACCCAGCGTGACGCATGGAAACATCGTTGAGGTCTCGCTCGTGCTTTCGGGTGCGAACCCCGGGGCGCTCATCGACAACGTGGCCATTCAGCACTCCGACGGATCCTACGAGGACGCCGAGGATGAGGCCATCATCTACACCGGCACTACCCTCTCGCACTCGGACGAAGAGACCGAGGATGAAGAGGACACCGAAGAGGAAGAGGAGGCCGACGTGGCCGACGTGGCCGACGAGGAGTTCGACGTCAACGAGTTCGTTGACTCCCTCACCGACGAGCAGGTTGATACTCTGTACGATTTCATCCAGTCCCTCCATGACGAGGATGACAACGACAACGACAACGACGAGGCCGAGCACGGTTTCGGCAAGGAGGATGTTCTGGTGCACTCCAACATCTTTGAGGGTTCAGACGAGCCGGTCTACGGTGAGGTTCTGTCCCACTCCCAGATTCAGGAGATCTTCGAGGACGCTGCCCGCCCGGGCATGACCCTCAAGACCTCGTTCCTGGCTCACGCTCAGGACTACGGCATCAAGGAGCCGGAGAAGCTGTTCCCCGACGCCACGCTGGTGGACAAGGAGCCCCAGCGCGTCATGCGCGAGAACAGCTGGGTCTCCAAGGTTCTCAACGGCTGCAAGCACACGCCGTTCTCCAGGGTTAAGACCCAGTGGTCCGACCTGACCCCCGACGCTCTTCGCGCCAAGGGCTACGTGAAGGCCAGCCGCAAGAAGGACGTCGTCTACGAGGTGGCCAACCGTACCACCACTCCGACCACTATCTACAACAAGACTCGTATGGACCGCGACGACATCCTGGACATCACGTCCTTCGACGTTGTCGCCTGGATGAAGCAGAACCTTCGTCTCGCCCTCGACGAGGAGCTGGCTCGCGCTATCCTGATCGGCGACGGCCGCGACGTGTCCTCCCCGGACAAGATCAAGGAGGCCAACATCCGTCCGATCTGGAAGGACGACGAGCTCTTCGCTCACAAGGTCACCCTTGAGGCCGCTGCGGATCAGTACGCCGTAATCGACGCCGTTCGCCGGGCTAGGAAGAACTACAAGGGCTCCGGATCCCCGGTTCTCTACACCACCAACGAGTTCGTCTGCAACCTGCTCGAGCTCCGCGACAAGAACAACCGGTACGTCTTCCAGACCCCGCAGAACATCGCCACCAGCCTGAACGTCTCCGACCTGGTCGAGGTTGAGGTCATGGAGGGCGCCGAGCGTGACGATGGCGGCAAGCGCAAGCTGCTCGGCATCATTGTCAACCTGGCCGACTACACGCTGGGTGCCGACAAGGGCGGCGAGGTCAACTTCTTCGACGACTTCGACCTGGACCTGAACCAGCAGAAGTACCTGCTGGAGACTCGCTGCTCCGGCGCGCTGACCAAGTACAAGAGCGCTCTGGTCATCGAGCAGAAGACGGCCTGATTCGTCAAAATGGCTAAGTTCTTCGGAAAGATCGGTTACGGCGAGTCCGTACAGGTCAAGCCCGGGGTTTGGCAGGACAAGATCACCGAGAGATCGTACTACGGCGACGTCACTCGAATGATGAAGCAGTATGTCTCGACCGACAAGGTGATTCCGGATCTCCGCACGAACAATCAGATACGCATTCTCGCGGACGCGTTCGCTCTGGAGAACTTCACGGCCATCAAGTACGTGGAATGGATGGGGGCTCGCTGGTCCGTCAGCAATGTCGAGGTCGCGCGCCCCCGTCTAGTCCTCGACCTCGGAGGGGTGTACAATGGGCCGACTGCAACTCCATGAGTCTTTGGTTGGGGCCCTTGGCTCGGACCATGTGTACTACCAGCCACCTGAATCGGTCAAGCTCGTTTACCCGTGCATCGTTTATCAGCGCAACAACGCTTCTCCTTATTACGCCGATAACGTGCTGTGGTGGAACTTGATCGGGTATCAGGTCACGGTCATCGATCGCGATCCGGATAGTCCAGTAAATGACAAGGTGGCCGCAATACCGACGGCTCGATTCAGCCGCTTCTTCGCGACTGAGGGCCTCAACCACAATGTGTTCACCATCTACGCTTAGGAGGATGCAGCATGACTGCTCTCACCTGGGACCAGGATGGCGCTCGCGTCTACGAGACTGGTGTTGACCACGGCGCTCTGTACGTCGTGGACTCGGGCACTGGAAAGTACGGCAAGGGCGTGGCCTGGAACGGTCTCACCAAGGTCACCGAGACCCCGTCAGGCGCCGACATCTCCGATGTCTACGCGGACAACATCAAATACCTCTCCCTCCAGGCCGCCGAGACCTTCGAGGGTACCATCGAGGCCTACACGTTCCCCGACGAGTTCATGGCCTGTGATGGCACCGAGGCTGCCGAGGCCGGAGTTTACCTCGGCCAGCAGGCTCGTGCGAAGTTCGGTATCGCTTACCGGACTGTCAAGGGCAATGACACCAAGGGTAACGCGTTCGGCGAGAAGATCCACGTTCTCTATGGTCTGACCGCCCAGCCCTCAGAGCGCGCTTACAGCACGATCAATGACTCTCCCGAGGCTATCAGCTTCTCCTGGAGCGTCAAGTCGACGCCTGCCGCGGTCACGGGCCACAAGCCGGTTTCCGTCATCACGCTCGACAGCACCGTGCTCACCACCGCGAAGTACAAGGCCGCCACGGAGACGCTGTTCGGAAAGTCCGACGCAGAACCGAAGCTCCCCACACCGGACGAGCTCATCGCCGTCATCAAGAACGCGGCCTGAGATACGCCTGCGCCCTCGGTTGATCACCAAATCCCGAGGGCGCAGCGCCTCGATAGGAATGCACATGCTTACGCTTCAGATCCACGGGGAGGAGAAGTACGATGACGTACGCAATCTCTTCATTCCGGGAATCGTCACCGAGCTGAAGCTCGAACACAGTCTTCTGTCTCTGTCAAAATGGGAATCGATCTGGAAAGTGCCGTTCCTCGGTAATCGAGAGCGCACTGCCGAGCAGTCACTCAGTTACATCGAGTGCATGACGATCGGAAGGGTCAACCCTCTGGCGTACTCCCATCTCACACCAGAACATGCCCAGAAGGTTGCCGACTACATCAACGACCCGATGACGGCGACGACATTCCGAGATCATGGTCCGGGATCACGAGAGATCATCACTTCGGAACTGATCTACTACTGGATGGCTACTTTCTCCATTCCGTTCGAATGCGAGAAGTGGCATCTGAACCGCCTCATGACTCTGATCCGTGTCTGCGGCGAGAAGAACAAGGATCCCAAGAAGATGAGCCGGGCCGAGATAGCTCGTCAGAACCGTTCGCTTAATGCGGCCCGTAGAGCGAAGATGGGAAGCAAGGGATGATCACAGGAACCATCTCCGGGAAGTCGAACCCGGGGTCCACTGTCGTTGTGGACGTGGTTAACGGGTCTTCTACCTCTCTCACCACGATCGATGGAAACATCAATATACAGGCCGTGGGGTCCGAGGGCGCTTACACCCGAATCTACGTCTACTACACGGACAATACGAGCGCGAAGTTCAACGGAAACCTCAGCGAGAAGCGGCCGATTTCGTTCAACGCGACCAAGAACACCGGAGGCGGAGGCAACGGCAACGTTCTCATCCTTCCGGTCGGTGGCGAGGTTCCGTCTGGGACGCCGTCGAACACGGTGATCGTGCGTAGGACCGTCTGATGGCCATGCGAATCCGCGGATCCGTCAAAAGTTCGGATCCAACGAAGCCGCTCAGTTACATGGGGGCGTTCAAATCCGGCGACTGGGGACTCCTCGTCGTGGCCGGGCAGTTCGGAACGCAGGGGGACGCCACTCCTGCGGGCTGGACCGGCATTTACGACTCGGACAAGAATGGCAAGAACTGGATTCGCTCAACCACAGTGGCTGTGCACAAGGCCCAGTGGGGCACAGAATTCCGCAACATCAACTGGGGGTCCAAGAACACCGAGTACAAAGGACGCCAGTGCGCGTATCTCGTCGTGATCGACGGGTCCACCATCGATGATATGAAGCTCGAGGCGATTCACAGTACGGAGAACGCCCAGCTCATAAGCGATGTTCCCTGCTTCGGCATCATGACGATGCATGCCACGGCCGCAGAGGACGTCGTCGCCTTTCCCAGCACTACGACTATCATCACGGATGGCGCTTGGGGGAAGAAGACCGACGCGAGTTGGAGCTCGATCGCGGTCAACTACGCCACTGCTCCTTTCACTGCTCCGGCAGGCGGGACCGTCGCTAAGAGTCGCACATTCGTCAAGGTCACAGAGCACGTCGAGAATCTGAGCGAAGACCCGACGATGGCCAACGGTACGCGAGTGGAGTACTTCGTATGGTCCGGCACAGGGGCGATCTCGTGCGTCAGCATGAAAGCGATCCCTTACGGATCCCGCTCTGTCGAGGAGATGCTCAAGACTCCGAAGTTCTTCGTGGCCCATCGAGGCGGATCCGCATCATGGCCGGAGCACACTGAACGCGCGTATTCGCAGTGCCCGATCTTCAAGTTCCATGGCCTCGAGATGAGTTGCGGACAGTCGAGTGACGGCGTGTGGTTCGGGTGCCATGACCAGTCGCTTTCACGTCTTGTCCCGGCGCTCACCAAGCCCGTGGACCAGTACACGTGGGACGAGATCAAAGCCGCCGCTTCTCGGACCGAGAACATGCCCGCCAGACTCGACTGGTTGATCGAGCACTACATCGACAGCCACGTTCTCGTCGTCGACCCGAAATACAAGACCGGAAACTGGGAAGAATTCCTGGCGGTCTTCAAGGGACTGGAGAACAAGATCATCTTCAAGGCATACGGTGACACGCAATGGGCGTTCGACCCGATTCGCGCCAAGGGCGTTAAGACTTGGGGGTATGCTTACGCCGGCGACAAGGACAAAGCCTGGTATGCGAACTGGGCCGCGGGGAAGACCTGCGACGTTCTCAGTATGGAGTACACCGCGCCTCAGGATATCTGGACCGCGCTCAAAGCCTCGGGCAAACCACTGGTCTCGCACATTCCTTCTGTTCCCGAATCCGTCAAAATGGGTTGGGACAAGGGGGCAGACGGTACGATCTGCTCAAACCCAAAGGCGTGCATGCCAGCATGTGCGTGAGAGGAGGATGGATTGACTGTAGCTTCGTACGCTGCTAGCTGTGCTAGATACTATGCCGATGACGCGAACATCGGATACAGCCAGCCCGAGCGATGGACCTTCTACGACCAGTCCGACTGGGACGGTTGGTTCCACGGAATCGCGGCCAACGCGGATTGCTCGGCGCTTGTCGCGGGATGCTACAACCTTGCTGCCCACCACGAGTGGGGCGAGCCTTTCACCGCGGGATACTTCCCGAAGTCTACCTGGACCGGATCCCTTCGTGAGGAGTGCGCTAAGCGCAACTTCGCGGATATTTCGGACTCATGGAACGGTAACGAGCCTGACGGCGGTTTCGAGGTTGGCGATATCGTCCTGAGCGAGGCTGCTTCCGGAGGCCGCGGGCACGTGGCCATCGTGACTCAGACTGACCCGACGGTCCTCGCCGAGGCCTGGATCGCGGAAGACGGTTCCATCGATGGTTACGCCGGTGACCAGACGGGTGGCGAGGTTCGCACGATTCTCTACAACGACCACCCGTATACCAACGGAGACGCCTGGACCCACTGCCTTCGCCGCAGGGACAATCATGTCTCCGTGGACGACGGTACGAGTCATGCGGGTTCTAGCTCCTCGTCCTCGAACGAGTCCGGTCCCTCAGCCACGAGTATCCAGGATGCGGTACTGCAGGCCGCCGATAATGTCGGTTGCCCGTGGTGGGCAGCCCTTGCCTGCTTGTGGATGGAAACCGGTTTCGAAGGGGCTAACATCTACGGTAACGACGCTGGCGGAGCCTGTTCCGGATGGGGCGAGGTCACGAAGGAGAACTTCGAGAACGACTTCTGGCCCGTCGTTTCGAACTGGGGGACGTCCAACGGTGTCGGCCCACTGCAAGTGACTTACAACGGCTACTTCATTCAGGATCCGAACCGTGCTTGGTGGGATCCGGAGAAGAGCGCGGAAGTCGGTTGCTCAATTCTGCGAGATCTGATCGCTTACGAAGGTGACTCATACGAGGACCTCCGTCGGGTCGGGTCTCGATACAACAGCGGAAATGCTTCGGGTGCTTACGACTCATACGGCGTTCCGTTCTCGCAGCACTGTGAATGGTGGTACAATCACGGCCGTCCTTCAGGCGGCGGAGAGGAGTCATGGATGAGTGAGGGTGTCGACATTCTCAAGGAGATGAACGCTCGCCTGATCGAGATCTCGGACCAGACTGGTTCCGGTATCGCGGGTCGCCGTTTCGACGGTCCCCTGGTCGGTTGGTTCAAGACCGTGAGCGGCCAGCTCTCCACCCTGAACGACAAGGTCGACGCGCTGTCGGCCAAGCTCGACCAGAAGTGATCTGAGGAGGTCCAGCCATGCCTACCGGCAAGTTCAGCGGGCGTTTTCCCGCATGGTCCGTCGTTCAGGTGGACTGCCTCGACGGCGACACATTCGTCAAGTTCGTGGACGGCACCGGGCGTCTGACCGGTCAGGTCGATTACCGCGAGAAGCTTGACGCTCGCGTTTGGTGTCACGTCGGCATGGCTGAGGCCTATCGTCTCGTTGCGCTCGACGCGTCCAGGGTCACAGACGTGTCTCTGGATGTGCCGGGCGCCAACGGCGGCGACACGAAAGAGCTCGAGCGACAGATAGACTTGCTGGCCCAGGACGTTTCGCCGTTCGTCAAGGGGCACAGGTACTACAGCCCGGTCACCTACTTCTGGCCGGACTACTACAACGGCGCGACGTCAAAATGGAATAGAACTCTCGGATACGGCTCGTCCCTCGGCGTTGTTATCATGAACCGGAACAGCGGAGATTGGGAAACGTTCGACGCCGACTTTCAGAAGCAGGCTGCTAGAGCACTTTCTGCCGGAGCTAAGCGCTGCGTCTTCTATGTCAAGACTCAATACGGGGTTGCCGAGCTTCCGAATGATGACCCCGCTCGCGCAGGAGTACCCGACGTCGACAAGTACACCCAGGACTACATCCTCCAGCAGATCGCCTGGGCGAAGAAGAACTACCCGAACGAATGCCAGGGGGTCTTCCTCGATGAGGTGGTCAACGGCTGGGGTGCACAGGCGCCCAGACTCGAATGGTACAGGCAGCTGTTCAAGAAAATTCGTGATCTTTACGGCAAGCAGTTCCTCATCGTCATCAACACCGGGTCGAACATCGCCGATGATTTCGTCAGTGCGGATTTCGACATCTGCATGTGCTTCGAGGAGAAGGCCGAGACCTACCTAAAGAACGATGCGACGAAGCCTGTCATGACCGACCGGATGATGCAGGAGCCGGCCACTCGCTGGTGGCACGTTATCCACGACGTCACCAAGGACAACTACCAGAAGGTCGTGAACCAGGCGGCGTCTCTCGACGTGGCGCACCTCTACATCACCGACGGTCAGCTCGTCAAGGGGGAAGGCGGTCAGTGGAAGCCTGAGGTGAATCCATATCAGAATCCCCCGAGTGAATGGCTCATGCCTCTAACCATCGCATGGGTCAACGGCTACCTCGACATCCTTAATCGGGTCATAGCTCTGGAGGCCAAGCAGAAGTGAGCGTCTCGCTCTCGCTCGACGGCAAGTTCGTCAAGACCGAGGCGTGGCTCACCAGGCTCAAAGAGCAGGAGTACCTCGACGTACTCAAGGACTGCGGTCAGCGGGGTGTGGACGCATTGAGCGATGCCACCCCCGTTGACACGGGCCTCACCTCGCAATCCTGGACCTATAACATCGAAAAAGGGTCCGGTGTCGGTCGTATCGTATGGTCGAACACTCACGTCGTCAACGGTGTCAACATCGCCGTGATTCTCCAGTACGGACATGGCACCGGAACAGGCGGCTATGTCCAGGGCAGGGATTATATTAATCCGGCCATGAAACCCATATTCGACGAGATCGAGCAGACAGTGCTCAAGGTGGTGAATTCCGTATGAGTACCATTGAAGACAAAGTCGTATCCCTCAAGTTCGACAACAAGCAGTTCCAGTCCGGAGTCGCGGAGTCTCTCCAATCCGTCGAGAAACTCAACACGGGCTTGAAGATGGAGGGCGCCACCCAGGGGCTCGATAACGTCGCGAATTCTGCAAGGCGTCTGACCTTCGGCGAGGCCATCAGCGGTGCCGGAAACCTTATCTCGAACATGAGCGTTCTCGGGGTATCCGGCATCGCAGCACTCGGGGGCATCGCGTCGAAAGCCGTCTCCGTCGGAACGGACTTGATCAAGTCCCTCTCGATCGAACCGGCGCTCGACGGTTTTCAAGAGTACGAGATGCAGCTCAACTCTGTTCAGACGATTCTCGCCAACACGGCGAGCAAGGGCGAGGACATCAACAGTGTCAACGCTGCCCTGGACGAGTTGAACACGTACGCGGACCAGACCATCTACAACTTCTCCGAGATGACTCGGAATATCGGTACCTTCACGGCAGCCGGTGTGGGTCTGAAGGACTCGGTGTCCGCCATTAAGGGTCTGAGCAACCTTGCGGCCGCTTCCGGCTCGACCAGCGCCCAGGCGTCAACGGCCATGTATCAGCTCTCGCAGGCTATCGCTACCGGTACGGTTCGACTCATGGACTGGAACTCGGTGGTCAACGCCGGAATGGGCGGTGAGCAGTTCCAAGAGGCCTTGAAGCGCACTGCTCGCATTCACGGCGAGGCGGTGGACGAAGCCATCGCGAAAGAGGGATCCTTCCGTGATTCCTTGCAGGACGGATGGCTCACGTCCGAGGTCATGCTCGAGACATTGAGTCTTATGACGGGCGACTACTCCGAGGAAGCCATCCGCGCGATGGGCTATACCGAGGAGGAGACCCAGGCGATCATGGAGTTCGCGGAGACCGCCAAAGGCGCCGCGACACACATCAAGACATTCTCGCAGCTTGTCGGAACAGTCAAGGAGGAGCTGGGCTCCGGGTGGGCCACCACTTGGCGAATCGTTCTCGGAGACTTCGAGGAAGCCGAGCAGCTCTGGACCAGTATCGGAAATGTCATCACGTCCAAGATCTCCGATATTTCCAGCGCCAGGAACAAAATGCTTCTGGAATGGAAGGAGCTGGGTGGTCGAGACGAGCTCCTGCGCGGCCTGAAGAACTCCTTCGAGGCATTGATCAAGCCCATTCAGGCTATCGGTAACGCCTTCGGAAGAGTGTTCTCCGGACCGTCGGCTCAGGGACTCTACAACGTCACGAAAGCCTTTGCGGACTTCACAGCCACGTTGGTCATGAACGATCGAACGATGGAGGTCATCACCTCTGCGTTCGAGGCTCTGTTCAGCGCCGCCAAGCTGGGTCTCGACATATTCGTCGACCTGGCGAAGATCGTCGGCTCAGTCCTCTTCGGGGCGTTTCACATTCTCACGACAGTTCTCGGTATAGCGATCAGGTCTACCGGGGGTCTTGTCGGAGTCATCCGTGACGCTGTGAACTGGGTGCGAAACTGGTACGAGTCTCTCAATCTGTCCGAGCGCGTGATCACTGCGATCACCAATGCCTCTAACAGGATGGCGGACGCCATGGCTCGCACGGTCACCTGGACCAGGCAGCTAGTCGCCGGATTCAAACAGGGGTTCACTTCGGAATACGCCTCCACATGGGATCGTCTCACGGATGCCGTCGAGCGACTGTGGAAGGCGATGAAGATCGCGGGCACCGTCATCAAAGACGTGATCCTGGAGCCTTTCAGGCAGCTCAAGAACGACAGCGGCCCTGTTGGTGACGCCGTGAACGCCGTTGGAACAGCTGTGGGAGCCGCTGGAACCGCCGCGGAGAAAGCGGGTGGGTGGTTCGTACAACTCAAGGACAAGATCGTCGCGTTCTTCCGTGGAGCGGACGAGAATTCCGAGGGATGGGGCAAGTCGTTCGCCGACAAGCTCATTCCTTTGACGGACCAGCTCATCGACAAGATCGATCATCTCTCCGACCGCACCATGGTATGGGGCAACACGATTGCGAACTGGGTCTCTCCGCGCGCTCAGGCATTGGCCAAGCACGTCGACGAGCTCAGGTCAAAATGGAGTGATTTCAAAGAAAGTCTCGGAGACGTCGACTTCTCGTGGACCGATAAACTGAAGTCCGCAGTCGCTGCAGTCGGGTCCGGAATCGGCAATGTGTTCTCCGGCATGAAGTCCGGGAGCATCGACTGGTCTCCGTTCACCAAAGCGTGGAATGATCTTAAAGAGATCGTCTCGCACTACACTGAGCGGGTGAGAGGCGCCATTTCGGTGACGTCTCAGTTCGTCAAGAATCTGGATCTGGGAAGCAAAGTCTCCTCGGGGTGGTCGAACTTCCTCGACCTGCTGAAGAACATCATCGGGTTCCTCTCCAAGCTCGGGGAGTTCGCGGTATTCGTCGGCGGTAAGATCAAGAACGCACTCGAACCGATCTTCGGCGGAATTCTCAACCAGTTCAAGAACGGTGATTGGCAGGGGCTCTTCGACAACCTCGTGAAGGGCGGTGCTCTGGCCACGTTCGTCGTCCTGGCTAAGAAGGTGACAGACACCCTCAAGGCCATGAAGGAGACGTTCGAGGGCTGGGCCGGAATCGGCGACAGCGTCAAGGGCGTCATCGACGGATACGCTGAGAGCATGGAAGCGGCCACCGGTAAGGTGAAGGCGGAAACGCTCCTCATCTACGCGGCGGCCATAGGCGTCCTGGCAGCATCCTTGTGGATCCTGGCTCAGGTTCCCGCGGAAAGCGTCATGGCCTCCGGAATCGCCATCGGAGTGGCGTTCACCGCCATTACCAAGGCCATGGAGAAGATGAACGACTCCATGAGCGCCGTCTCATCGGGCAAGATGATCGTTCAGGCAGCAGGCTTGATCCTGGTCTGCACGAGTATCATCATCCTCGGACACGCCATGCAGAACGTCGCTTCTCTAGGCTGGGGCGGGATCATGAAAGGCCTCGTCGGGGTCGGAGCTGCTATCGGCATGCTGGTCGTCCTGGCGAACACCATGGGGTCTCCGCGTCAGCAGACGAAGTTCATCTCGTTCGGACTGGCAATGAACCTCATGGCCGCGGCAACGCTCGTCATGACCAAGGTCGTCAAGAATCTTGGTGAGATGGACACCGGGAGCCTCATTCAAGGTGAACTGGCTCTGGCGGCGCTGCTCGTTATCGTCGGAATTTACGCCGAGATCTCGAACAAGAAGGTCAGCATCGGTTCGGCATTGGCGTTCCTGGCCATCGCCTACGTCTTGAAGCAACTGAGCGGTATTATTTCGGAATTCGCTTCAATGCCGTGGTCCGACTACCTCAAGGGCGTCGTCATGATGGGGCTGGTACTCGCTGGGCTCATCGTCGCAATGAACTTCAGTGACTCCAACATCACCGGTGCAGCCACCTTGATGATCGCGGTCCTCGCCGTCAAAATGGCAGCTTCCGAGATAGCCAACATCGCCTCCATGGACTGGGGTACCTATCTCAAGGGCGTCACCATGATGGGACTGGTGCTCGCAGCTCTGGTTATCGCCACCACTCTTGCGGACGGCGGGATCCTGGGGGCTGCCGGCATTATACTAACGGCCCTGGCCATCCAAATCCTAGTCCCAGCACTCCAAGCACTGGCCGACATGTCGTGGGGCGAGTTGCTCGAAGGGCTTACGGGTCTTGGTCTGGCTTTGGCCGTCGTGGTCGTCGCGGGGTACGCAGCTACCGGTGCAGCCATCGGACTCCTGGCTCTGGGCGTGGCTATCGGACTTATCGGTGCAGGCGTCGGTCTAGCGGCCATCGGTCTAGCAGCGTTCATCGAGGCGCTCACGGGTCTCTTGTCCCTCGGTGGTCAGAGTGTCGAACTCTTCCTGCAACTGTGTCAGGGCCTGATCGATATGCTGCCCTCGCTCGGCACAAACGCCGCGCAGGCGCTGATCAACTTCTGCCAGGTCTTGGTCGACAATCAGCAGACGGTCGTCGACACGATCACTTTGCTGATGACAGCGATTGCTCAGGCGGCTATCAACTCGGCACCGACCATCGTTGAGGCGTTCGGTGTCATCACTATGGCCATCCTCAACAAGTTCGTTGAGCTAACGCCTCAGGTGACGCAGGCCGCATTCGACATGATCATCGGGTTCATCGATACCTGCACGGCGAACATGCCGACATTGGTGTCCTCGGGAGCCAACCTGATTCTGTCCTTCTTGCAAGGACTGAACGACTGGATTCCGACGATCGCCGACGCTGCCACGACCGCCATCGTGACCTTCATCACTGCCATCGGTGATAACTCGCCCAGGGTAGTCAACGCCGCGTTCGACACCGCGATCAAGTTCATCAACGGTCTTGCGGACTCCATTCGCAATAACAAGGATCGTTTGTATGACGCGTGCGGGAACCTGGTGGACGCCATCAAAGGCTTCATCATGGAGGGCATCGACCGAATCAAGAGTAGCATCAAGTCGAAGGCTGGAGAACTGGGCAGTCACCTGGTTGACGGTATCAAGAACGCCATTCGAAACGGAATTTCGGGAGTCGTCAACCAGATCCGGGACTTGGCCAACCGGGCCATCGCCAAGGCGAAAGATTTCTTCGGAATTCACTCGCCTTCCAGGGTCTTCTACGAGATCGGTCAGTACAATATTCAGGGTCTGGCCAACGGTCTTAGGGACTCCGGTGAGGCGATCGGCGCCATTTCCGACTTGAGCGACACCTTGACCGGGTCGATGAAGGCCGCTATGGACAGCCTCGACTACTCGAGCTACCTCGACGAGTCGACCCTGAGTCCTGAGATCAAACCGGTGATGAACCTGGATAACATCACCGAGGGCGTCGACCAGATGCAGAAGCTCCTGAATCAGGACAGTCTCGTGGCGCCTGTAACGGCGCAAATGGCTTCGCAGGCGGCCGCACAGCCTGCCGTCACGGCCCAGCCGCAGCCTCAGACTGCAAGCGATAGGCCGTTCGGAGACGCGCAGTCGGTTGTGTTCAACCAGTACAACACGTCTCCTCGAGAGCTGTCGACAGCGGAGATCTATCGGCAGACGCACAACCAACTGAGTCAGGTAAGGGAGGCCATGTATCAGCTATGATCCGCACCATCGTCCTCACCAATCCCGGTGGCGAGACGTTGGCGCTTGATCTCTTCGAGCCGTGGAATACCGGGATCGCCGTCAAGAACGTCGACGGTCTCGGTCCCGGCAAGGCCGATATTAACACCACAGACCTTGCCCTCACCGACTCGGCTCTCTTCAACGGTTCCAGGGTGCAGAAGCGCACTATCTCTCTCACCCTGGTTCCGATGGAGACACCCTCGCAGGACGTGGAGCAGTCCAGACAGAAGATCTATCGGTTCTGCCAGATCAAGCGGCCAGTACGAATCACCGTGTACGCGGACCATCGTCAGGTGTATACCGACGGATATGTAGAGTCCTCGGAGCCCGACATCTGGTCCAACCTGGAATCTCACAAAATCTCAATCCTCTGTCCTTACGGTTATTGGTATGACAACCGCGAGGATGCTTCGGATCTTATCAACTTCGACGTTGAGGAACCCTCGTTCGAGTTCTCCTGGGAGGACCCTCTCGCCGATTCACCTACACTGGAGTTCTCGCGCACCCTGTCCGACAAGACGGCTGTGGTGAACTATGAGGGTGACGTAGAGGCCGGTTTCCTTCTACGTATCAAGATACTCAAGGCCAATCCGCTTCCGATCACCTTGACCGAGACGGTATGGCAGCAGACGATGAAGCTCACAGGCAAGTGGACCCCATCCGCCACGGCGTACCAGCCATCCGTCGGAGACACTATCGAAGTGGACACTCGCGTCGGTCGAAAAGGGATCTATCTGGAAAAGCCGAACGGAACTCGCTACAAGGGGATGTACTTCCTGGACTTCAACTCCGACTGGCTGCTCATGCATCCGGGACGAAACGAATTCCACTATGCAATGGCCGATAAGACGGCCGTGGATATTCGATTCACCACAGACATCACGTATCAGGGGGTGTAAATGTATCTGGCCGTACTCGACGAGTCCTGCAACCTCACGCATCTCGTTGATGACTATATTTCGGTCGTGTGGACGGAGCGCTTCCATGGCTACGGCGATTTCAAGCTGGTCGTGCCCGGAACGTACGCCAACCTCCAGGAGTACCAGCTTGATTATTACTTGTTCACCAAGGACACGAACAAGCTGATGATCATCGAGCAGGTCGAGATGGAGACGCACTACGGCGAGTCCAGCACACTCACGATCACTGGCCGCTCGATCGAGTCCATCCTCGACAGGCGGGTACTTCACCCGTATCCGGTGAACGACTACACCATCTGCGCCAAGCACGAGTCCACTAACGGCATCATCCGAGACGTCGTCAAAGACATGACGAACCTACTGTTCAAGGTCGACGATACGGACCACCCCAGACACGTGCAGGGCTTCCGCTGGTACCATCCCTGGGATCTACCCGCCGATATTCTGCATGGCCGTGATGGAAATGCCATGGACATAGGGTCGATGCGGCTCGGGTCGAACGAGGCTATCAGGACGTCCTCTGGATCTCACGTTGATAATGCGGGAGTCTACGGGGAGGCCACGTGGGACCAGTACATCATGCAAGGCTCGTGGTACACCTTGATGCAGGATATCACGGACCTCAATATGAGCGGATGGGCGATCGAGTTCGCTGACAACAATCCGTGGTACTGGTACGGGTATGCATATCTCGGAATCAATCGAACGGATTCGCAGAGCACGAACCCTCCCGTGACGTTCTCACCATCGTTCGAGAACCTGTCAAAAGGCACGTATCTAAAGTCCAAGGTCGGAACTCGAACGAAGATCTTCTCCGGACTCCAGCAGGTGCATGTCACCTCTGGGATGGAGCAGGAATACATGTGGCAGACGGACGTCAACATCCAGAACGAGTCCGTGCGTGTCGGAACAAACGGCCTCGGTCTGCGAGAGGGATATCTCGAGAATCCCGGGGTTATGACGCATAACGGCTACCTGGCCACGAGCAGGGACTCTGCGAGAACCGGGAACACCGGAGTGGACCCCGAGGCCGCAAGACGGCAGCTGAAGGACAAGTGCGACACGGAACTCTGGAAGCACATGCCCATTCAGATGTACGAAGGCGTCGCCGCAGTCAACTCGATCTACAAGTATCGCGAGGACTTCTTCCTGGGCGACTTCGTGCAGATCGAGAACGAGTACGGCCAGAAGGACGTGGCCCGGGTGACCGAGTACGTTCGCTCATCAGACGTCAACGGGGACACCTTCTACCCCACGTTCTCGTCTTTGTCAGATCTACAGAAGAGTAAGCCGGGGTTGAACATCAAATGACGCTTACCAGTGGTTTCTACTCCTCGAAGGATGGGGACCGCAAGTATTCAGCAGAACAGATGGGTGAGCTCTTCGACGGCCTCATCCATTACGGTATCTACCAATCATACGGTCAGGCCCTGGGAGTCACGGCGATCAGTGGAAAGTGGGCCGTTCGCATAGGCACAGGTCGCGCGTTCCTCAACAAGACTTGGGTGAACAATGACGCGCCGTACGACCTTCCGCTCGAGCAGCCGGACGTCACCCATCCTCGCTGGGACTTGGTCTGCTTGCGCATCAACAGGGACCCGTCGGTCAGGGCTGCTTCGTTCGCCGTCTACAAAGGCGTGTCCAGCAGCAATCCGCAGGTCCCGAACGTGCGAAATACGGACCTCGACAAGTGGTATCCCCTGGCTAGGATTCGCACGAGTCCCGGTATGCAGCAGGTCACATACAACCAGATCTGGAATGCTCGGGGTTCGTCCGCCACACCCTGGGTGACTGGCGTCGTCGAAAGTCTTGATGCTTCGACCCTCTATGCCAAGTGGGACGCCCAGTACGAGCAGTGGTCCTCCGAGCAGCAGAAGGCGAACTCTCTGAACTTCCAGAACTGGATGGCCGAGCAGAAGTCGGACTACGAGTCCTGGCGCAACACATTGAAGACCACGCTCGACGGGAACGCCGCGACGAAACTCGCCCAGCGTCTTGACGCTGTCGAGAAACAGATCTCGTCGTTCACGCAGGGCGTGGCGATCAAGGACGTCCTTCTAGACGTCCAAAATGGAGCAGAGATCCAAGACCATGCCGGAAACCCAATCAACGCCCAGCGCCTCTACATGATGGTTTGAGCAGAGGAGTATATCCATGAAGATCTCGGACTATCCCGAGGCCACATACATCGGTCCGAACACCGATTACTTCGTCGTTCAGAATGGCACTACCAGCACGAAGAAGATCAACGCGGACTCATTCCGGTTCGCGATGTTCGACAACGTGCCGATGATGCATCGTGTCCTCGCCAGGGGCTACAACCTCGGTTCGGCGTTCACAAGTCAGCAGCAAGCCGCTATTTCCTCAGGTCAGTTCACGAACTTGTGGATCGGCGACTACTGGACTACGGGTGACACGAAGTGGTACATTGTCGATTTCGATTATTGGGGTGCGTGCGACCAGTCGATCGGTCGCCACATCGCAGTCATGCCCGACCGCAACACGTCTTCAGCGGTGATGCACAGAGGCGAGTACTGCGGCGGATTCCGCAACAGCGAGCTCTTCGCGGCCCTGAACGATAATCCGAAGACGAATGCCACGAAGGCCTACGGTCTCTTCGGAGAGTCGCATATTCTAGCGCACAATTCCTGGTTCGAGAACCGTTGGGATACGGACATCAAGTACGGCGGCACAGTCCGCGAGGAGGGGTATCGCCTCTACGCCCAGGGCGGCGAGGTGTTCAAGATCAAGGTGACGATCCCCACCGAGCAGATGCTGTTCGGCGCTCACGTCAAGCAGTCGTTCCAGAACGGCTCCGAGGGTGCATACCGTGCCGAGTGCCGCCAGCTTCGGTATTTCCAGCTGTTCAATCACCAGAACCCGAACGAGGATTTCTGGCTCCGCGACCAGACGTGGTCCAACTACTTCAGCGCCTGGAAGGGGAACATCGCTCGCGATGATATCATGACGAATTCTCTCGGAATCCGGCCGGTTCTGGCCATCGGAGGCTGACACGTGCGCCCAGAGCTCACTATGACATTGACCATCGTGACAAGCGTACTAGCGTCTAGTGGTCTATGGGCCTTCTTGGATCGCCGGGCTGACAGGAAGGACGCTCGAACACAGCTCCTTCTCGGCATCGCGCATAATCAGATAATGGCTCTCGGGACGGCGTATCTGTCTCGAGGATATATCACCATCGACGAGTACGAGGATATGCAGAAGTACCTGTATTCCCCGTATTCGTCTTTCGGTGGTAACGGCATGGCCGAGAAGGTCATGAAGGAAGTTCAGGAACTTCCCATACATTTTCCGGAGACTCGCAAACACTACAGACCGGAGGACAAGCATGTCTAACTCCACCTACGACAAGGCCAAGTGGGTTGCCCTCACCCTGCTTCCCGCACTGTCGGCCCTCTACGTCGCTCTCGCCGCCTCGCTCGGTTGGGGTCACGTGGACGCGGTTGTCGGGACCATCGCCGCCGTCGACACCTTCCTCGGCACGCTGCTCGGCATCTCGGCCAAGAACTACACCCCGTCCACCGACGGCGTGCTGCACGTCGATCACGGCAAGCAGGAAGTCTACGCCGCTCTCGAGAAGCCGGCGAAGGACCTTGCCGAGAACAAGACCGTCACCCTGGCGGTGAACGAGGTCGCCTGACCGCGTCCTCAACATGTCCTATAATGAGAACCCCATCTGAAAGGACAACTCGAAATGAACACTCCCGAACACAATGCTGAGAACGCCCTGAAGGACGCTTACGCATTCATCGACGGAATGGACCCCGACGCGGAGGCGTACGCGAATGCGCTCGCCAACATCCGTGAACTGGAAGCCATCTGCGCGAAGCATCGAGACGAAACTCGACGTGCCGAGAAGCACGAGAGCGAACTCGACAAGCAGCGAGCAGTCAAGCTTCCGTCCCCGGACACGATCGTCACATGCGCGACGTCTCTCGTGTCGGTCCTTCTCGTCGTGAAAGCTGAGAGCATCCTGCCGGTAACCAGCAAGGCACTCGGATTGATCACGAAGGTCCGTATCTGACCGTTCAACGTCCCGGAACCCATATTCAAGCAACTCGCAAGAACATGGGTTCCGGGACTTGGATTCTAAAAATTCCCGGGTGGGGCGTCAGGATTCGCAATCTCAACATGCCCTATAATGAGACCCCGACTATCGGAAGGAATACACCATGTCCTACGGCACCAAGCTCAAGGAGATCGCTCTGCACGACTCGCTCGCGGTTTGGCTGTACCTCGACAACCTCGAGAAGACAGCCGATCCCGTGTACGCGAACGCGCTCGAGCGGCTTGCTTACGAGCGGCTTGCTCAGGATCACGTGACCGCCTGAACATATTCACAACTCAGTCCCACGAACCCCGTAACAAGGGTTCTGGGTTTCTCACGATGAGATAGGAGCACACATGGGTTCTACACTGGTGACAACAGCATCCAAGTGGATTGTCCGGAACCTCCCGGCCATCCTGACAGGATCCGCAGTGGCGGGTCTCGGGGGAACCGTATATCTGGCCGTCAGGGCTGATCGAGAGGTCCAGGCCATCAAGCGTCGGCAGCGCACGTTCAACGAGAAGGATTGGAAGACCAAGTACAATGTCGCCTACAAGCTCTACGTCCCCGCAGCCCTCGCCGGTGCGGCAACAGCGGCGTCCATCGTGGGTGCCTTTGCGATCGGGAATCGTCGTCAAGCCGCAGCAGCCGCAGCCTACGCGTTCACGAAGGAGTCGTACGACCGCTACCGTTCCACGACACGACAGGAGATTGGCGACGAGCGGGAACGTGAGCTTGCTACTAAAGCTGCTGAGCGAGTGAAGACTCCGGCTACTACGACGGTCGTGGGGTCGGGGGACGTCCTGTTCTACGACGGGCACAGTGGTCGCTATTTCCACTCCACGATCGAGACGGTTCGGCAGATCCAGAACAATCTGAACTACCAGCTGCTCAAGGGTGATCTGGTGTCACTGAACGACTTCTACGCAGCGGTTGGTCTTGAGCCGACGGATCTCGGTCAGCAGCTGGGCTGGAACGAGCCGAATTCGATCGACATTCGTTTCGGGTCCACGATCACGGATGACGGCAAGCCCTGCGTTGTCACGGACTTCCTGCTCGAGCCCACGGAGGCTTGGTTCCGGTTCGCGTGAAGAACACGGACTATAACGAGAGAAAGGAACAACCATGACAAGTAGAATCTCATCCGTTGCCGGATTTGTCGCTGATGTCACTGCCAGTGCCGCAGCCGACGCGATTCTGATGTCGTTGTGTCCTCCCGCTGGCACCGCCGTTACGGTGATGCGCCACGTAGGGGTTCACGCGATTTCAGCCGCAGTCGGCTCGAGTACGGGCAAGTCGATCAGGGATCAGGTCGAGGAGACGGTCGAGACGATTCGATCCATGAAGCAGTCCTGAACCATAGAGCCCAGAGCCCCTCAACACGGGTTCTGGGTTTCTCCATTCGCAAGCCTAACATACCCTATAATGAGAACCCATCTATCCGAAAGGAAAACTCATGTCTGAGAACACCTCCACCGTTGTTGAGAACGAGAGCGAAGACGCTCCCTTCATCACGATCGACTGGACGCAGGCTGTTCCCGCGGCGAAGAAGTTCGCACGCATTGCTGCTCCCGCAGTCACCGGCATCGCGCTGGCTGTGGTGATCCGCAAGGTCGTTAAGAACGCTTCGAAGCAGGACGCCGACGTGGCCGATCTGACCGAGGGCGTTGACGTTCCCGAGATCGACTCGGAGGACGAGAACGAAGACTGACACGTCCATCTGACAGACACTCGACCCCATGGGCCCCTAACACGGGCTCATGGGTTATCATTTAGCAAAGGAGTATTCCATGATCAAGCAGACCGTGACGGCCGAGGACTTCGACGGAAACTCGCACACCCAGACGCTTTGGTTCCACCTCAACAAGACGGACGTTCTCGCCCTTCAGCGAAAGCTGCCTCGAGGAATCGAGGACACGATCGCCACGCTTGCGAACAAGAAGCGCGAGGACGTCACCGACGAGGATACGTGGACGCTGTACGATTTCTTCAAGCTTCTGATGGATTCCAGCTACGGACGCAAGTCGGCGGACGGCCTCCACTTCGAGAAGTCGGAGGAGATCCTCCACGAGTTCCAGTCCTCCATCTTCTACGACGAGTGCCTCCTCGGTCTCGTCCAGAAGGAGGAGAAGGCGATCGCGTTCTTCAATGGCATCTTCCCGAAGACACTGATCGACCAGGCCAAGTCGGAGCACCCCGAGCTCTTCCCCGCTAACTGACTATAAATCGAAAGGAACACATACATGACCAGCAGCGTTCCGATTCGCGGATCCCTTCCTGCGAACAGTAACCGTAAGCCCGTCGAGCGAGTCACGTCCAAACCGGCCATCGTCAAGGATCGCACGATCCAGCAGAAGGCGCGGGACGCATTTCTCGGTGACGACGTGAAGAGCGTCGGAGACTTCCTCGTCTGGGACGTGGTTGTTCCGGCCGTCAAGAACACGATCTCGGACATGGTTACCACGGGCGTCAATCGTCTGCTCTTCGGAGAGAACCGTACGCCTCTTAGCACTGCCAGGACGGATCACACGTCGTATTCTCGAGTCTATCGGGATCGGGGCGACACCTCGTCAAGGAACCGGGGTTTCGTCAAGCCCGTGGGACAGTATGATTTCTCGAGAATCGTCATCCAGTCCCGCACAGAGGCGGAGGAGGTCCTGAACAACCTTGATCGGACGATCGAGGAGTACGACTTCGCCGCCGTCTCCGACTTCTACGATTATGTCGGCGTCAGCAAGGAGTACACTGACGACCGTTGGGGCTGGCGCGATCTTCGAGGAGCCAGCATCATGCGAGTCGCCGAGGGATACGTCATCAACCTGCCTCGTCCGGAGTCATTGTGAAAAGAGAAACCACTAAAGCCATCTCGTGGATCGTTGTCACCGTAGTTGTTCTCTCGGCGCTATGGGTTATGTGGATCTGCCCAGGAATCATCGCCAAGATCATCATCACGGTCGCCGTAATCGCTTCTCTCCTGTCAGCACTAGTGGAAGATCTCGGAAAATGAAAAAAGTCGACTGGCTCTTCGTTCTGTTCTGGTTCTTGATCGCCTGCGCATACGGAGCGATCATCGTCGGGGCCTTGATGAACGGCTGGATTCTATTCCTTGTCCTCTTGGGGGTTCTGTCAGCCGTGGCTCTCCTTGGTGCGGGGGGCAAGTAATGGGATTCAGCGCATTCTGCATCATCTCGCTCGTTCTGTTCGTCGCTCTCATGGAATGGACTCTTCGATGAGTGTCTCGATCATCATCTTCGTCATTCTCGTCGGAATCGTCTGGGCCTGCTACGATGACTTCCCCGACTGATTCGGTGGTGGACGATGTCCTCACAGCAACCGTCTCCGCCCTGGCGGTACTCAAGATCGCTGGGGCGGAGCGAGCGCTGGCATTTCAAACGCTGGCGTTCCTACATTATATGTCACCGAGGGTACGGTATTATGCGTCTATCACGAATGAGAGAGGCGCTGATCGCAATCAACCCGGATCGAACCGACTGGGTTAAGACCGTTAACGCCCTCCCCGATTCCAGAATCGTATACTTATATCACTCTTATCGCGAAAGGAACTTCATCAGATGAGTTCATCAATCCTGACCAGGGGCTTCGGCAAAGCCTCTCTGATTGCGTCCAAGCACGCCCCTGCTGTTCTCACGGCTTTGGGAGTTGCGGCTTTCACCACCAGCACCGCCCTGGCCGTCAAGGAATCCTTCACTCTCACGGGTGAGGTGTACGACGACCTCCTCGAGATCAGCGAGCTCAAGGAGACTCCTGAGCCGTCTGAAAAAGAGGCTCAGCAGGAGCTTGCCGCCAGGCGCGCCAAGACTTACGGGCGATTCGTTCTCAAGGTCGCCAAGCACTACCGTCCCGCGTTGATCGCGGGTGCTATCGGCACCGTGAGCGTCGTTTCGGCGCACCGTCTGTCCGCCAAGCGCATCGCGGGGCTGACCATGGCGGTCGCTGCTGCTGACGAGTCTCTGCGCAAGTACAAGAGCGCCATCGAGAAGGCGTTCGGCGCCGAAGCAGTCCAGGAGGCCTTGAGCAAGAGTCGAGAGGCGATCCTGTCCGAGGCTGTCAAGGTCGACGAGGACGGCAACGAGAGTGTCGATGACCAGAGTGTCCTCGACCAGTACGGTATGTCGCAGTACGCCGTGGTGTTCGACGAGAACGCCTCTCTGTGGGAGCCGAACGAGGACTTCGACATCATGATGCTGAACGCTCAGGAGAAGTACCTGAACAACAAGCTCATGTGCGACGGTTACGTGCTTCTGAACGACGCGTACACTACTCTGGGTCTGCCCAAGACGTCTGCCGGAGCGGTCGTCGGATGGGTCTACAAGGGCGGTGAGGGAGACGGCTACATCTCCTTCGGGGACTTCGAGTCCTGCAATGTCCGCCACTACGACGCCGCCAGGGGTCGTGAAGTTACTGATTTCTTCCTGGACTTCAACGTCGATGGCGTGATCTGGGACAAGATTGATGAGGTTTCTGTCCGATGAACACTAAAGTTGCTATTGTCGCTGCCGCCGCGCTGGGGGCTGTCGCGGGCTTCGGCCTGGGGTATTCTCTGGCGCGGCGCAATGCCGCCCAGGAGAAGGGTGAGCTTCAGAGCTCCCTCGAGGCGGCGCACAAGGACGTTGAGGTTTACGCGCAGCACGCGACCGAATCCGCCAAGACCGTCGAGAAGCTCGAGGAGAAGAGCAAGCGGCTCGAGTACGAAAACGGCCGCATGTCCTACCAGGTTCAGCAGATGAACGAGGCGAAGCGCATTCGCAAGCTCGTCGAGGAGGACTACGCCAAGAACCCCGACATCATTGACGAGCCGGTCGACATGGAGCACTCGAGCCAGGAGGCCTACGAGGCTGTTCCTGAGAGTAAGCGCATGGAGGTACGGTATTACACGGTTGACGATGTCCTCTGCGATTCGAACAACGTCGTGATCGAGGATGTCAATGGCTGGATCGGCGAGATGGGCGCACAGAGCACTTTGGGGTATCTCACCACCTTCTACGTATACAACACCCACAAGGACCTGCAGATGAAGCTCGAGATCGTAGAGGATTCATACGAGCAGGATGTTCTTAGGAATATCGACGAATGAGCACTCTAGAGGATCTTGAGAAGGAGCGGCAGGAGGAGCGTTATTTCGACGTCCTCTACGACATTGTGGCCGCGGACCGCGAAGACATCACGGACATGTCCTACAGGATGCTTCTCGGTGTCCTGGACGGGGTGGAGTTCAAGGATACCCGCGGTATAGACGGCAATCGCATTCATGACGCGCAGGAGCTTCGTGCTGATCTGATCACCGACATTGGTTTGGACCACACAGCCGTGCGTCCGTTCATGAACGTGTCCATGCTCGAGGTTATGATCGCCATTGCCGAGCGCCTAGGACAGATCACGGGCGACGAGGACACAGCGTTCTGGTTCTGGGAGATGGTCTCGAATCTGGTGCTTGACGGAATCGACGACACCGAGTTCTGGTCGGACCCGGAGAGCTACGAAGCAGAGATTCTTGATCGTGTTGACGACGTCATCAATATCAACTACGACCGAGACGGTCTAGGTGGCCTGTTCCTTCTCAGAGAGGGGGTGGCGCCTCAGGATATGCGAGACACTGAGCTGTGGTATCAGATGCAGTACTACGCGAACGAGGTGTCTCCCTTGTAAGGAGAACGCATGAGCTTTTTCAAAGTGACGGAGTACGAGGACCATAAGACCAAGGTTCGCAAAGTCCGTCCGTCATATCGCAACACGTGCCCCGACGACCTGATCATTCGTGGAGGCGCTTTCTACGCTGTGTATTTACCCGAAAAGGGCTTGTGGTCCACCGAAGAATTCGATCTCGTGCATCTGGTCGACAAGACGCTCGAGTCGTATTCCTCCGAGCACGGGAACCCGAAGGTGATGAAGCTCGAGGACCAGGACAGCGGGCAGTACAAGTTGTTCAAGTCCTGGTTGCGCAACATGCCGGACAACCCCCGCGCTATGGACCGCAATATCCTATTCCGTTCCTCCCCCAAGCGCAAGGAGGACTACGCCACCAAGCGTCTATCCTACGATCCTGTCGAGGGCGACTGCAGCGCCTATGACAGGCTCATGGGAACACTCTTCGAACCTCCGGAGAGGCAGAAGCTGGAGTGGGCCGCTGGTTCGATCCTCGCAGGCGATAGCAAGAAGATTCAGAAATTCTTCGTGCTCTACGGACGAGGAGGAATCGGTAAATCCACGTTCTTCCGTATTCTCAACATGCTATTCGAGGATTACGCGGGAACATTTCAGGCAAAAGCCCTTGGGCAGGCGCAGAACCGTTTCGCTCTCGAACCTCTCAAGTCGAATCCGTTGTTGGCGATCGACGATGACGGCGACTTGAGCAGGATCGAGGACAACACTCGCCTCAATCAGATCGTCTCTCACGAGAGGCAGATCATGGATGAGAAAGGAAAAGGTCTGTACGAGATCGCGTTCGACACGATGCTCTTCGTCGGCACGAACTCGCCGGTGAAGATTACGGACGCGAAATCCGGGGTTATTCGCCGTTTGGTTGATGTTCGCCCTTCGGGATATCGTCTTCCAAGAAGTCAGTACGAACTCTGCATGCAGGAGATATCCGAGACAATCCCCCATATAGCGGAGCGTTGTCTAGAGGTGTATCGCGCACTAGGCCCATGGGCATATGACGCATACGAGCCCATTGCCATGCGGAGTAGGACCGAACCGTTGTTCAACTTCGTCCTTGAAATGGAGGACGAACTGGACCGAACGGACGGAATAACGCTTAAGCGGGCGTATTCATTGTACAAGCAGTACTGCGACATGGCGAACATCGAGTATAAGATGCCGATGTATGTATTCCGCGAATCGTTGAAGGACTTCTACGATACGTTCAAAGATCGAGATCAACGAAGCGGAATGAATCGACGATCGGTGTACTACGGGTTCGACCACGATTCCATTCGAGACAAGGACGGAATCGTTCAGGAGAAACCTGAAACGTGGTTGAAGCTGGATAGTACGGACTCGTATCTCGACGAGCGGTATGCTGATAGACCGGCGCAGTACGCCACCCCGGACGGCCATCCCGGAAAGCCCTGGGATGCTGTCACAAAAACTCTGAAGGAACTCGACACAAGGAGCGAGCACTTTGTCCGTCCACCGGTCAACGAGATCGTCATCGATTTCGATCTCTCTGAAGGGGGATCCAAATCTCTTGAGCGCAATATTGCAGCCGCAGCTCAGTGGCCTCCTACATACGCTGAGCTCTCACGAAGCGGAGGAGGTATCCACCTCCATTACGTTTACGATGGAGACACCGACAGACTCCGCAATTTCGTTGAAGACGGAATCGAGTGCAAAGTCTATCGAGGAAAGTCGGCACTCCGCAGGCGTCTCACCAAATGCGGAGGACGACCGACTCTTGCGCGACTTTCCGAAGGGGACCTCCCTCTCAAGGATGAATCTGTGATATCAGACACCCGCATGAAGAGCGAGAAGGCCCTGCGCCAACTCATTCTGCGCAACCTTCGCAAAGAAATACATCCCGGCACCAAGCCGAGCGTGGATTTCATTCGCAAGATCCTGGACGATGCGTATTCGTCAGATTTGTCGTATGACATCTCGGACATGCGCAATCAGGTTATGGCTTTCGCAGCATCCAGCACCCATCACGGAGCGTACTGCCTCGAGCAGGTGGCGAAGATGCACTTCCAGTCCGAGAATGACGAGGAACCCGAGAACCAGCCTGTGGCGGACGGAGATCTCATTTTCTTCGACTGCGAGGTCTTTCCCAACCTCTTTCTCCTGAACTGGAAGGTCCAGGGGAACGAGAAGGTGGTTCGAATGATCAATCCGGACCCGGAGGAAGTCGGAGCGCTATGTCGCAATCGTCTTGTCGGCTTCAATAACCGGAGGTACGACAATCACATCCTCTACGCGCGAATCATCGGCTATTCGAACTACGAGCTCTACAAGCTCTCGAAGAGGATCATCGAGTCCCACGTAAAGTCCGGCTTCGTCGAGGCGTATAACCTCTCCTACACGGACGTGTACGACTTCGCGGCGAAGAAGCAGTCCTTGAAGAAGTGGGAGATCGAGCTCGGCCTCAAGCACGATGAGCTCGGCTTCGACTGGGACGAACCGGTGCCCGAGGAGCACTGGGCACGCGTGAGCGAGTACTGCGATAACGATGTCATATCCACGGAGAAGGTGTTCGAGCATCTCCACGAGGATTGGGTCGCACGTCAGGTTCTCGCCAAGGTGGCCGGGCTTACGCCGAATCACTCGACTAACGCCCTCACGACCCGAATCATTTTCGGCAAGGAGAAGCATCCTCAGCTGGTCTACACGGACTTGAGCGAGATGTTTCCCGGATACAAGTACGAATACGGCAAGTCCACGTACAAGGGCGTGGAAGTCGGCGAAGGAGGTTACGTCTATGCTGAGCCTGGTATTCATCATGATGTTGCTCTTCTGGATGTTGCATCACTGCATCCTACGTCCATTGAGCAACTCAATCTGTTCGGCGAGTACACGTCGCGCTTTTCGGAGATCAAGAAGGCTAGGATCGCCGTCAAACATGGCGATACGGCATCCGCTGCTAGTCTTCTTGGGGGTGCTCTTGGCCCGTACCTGGGATCGAAAGAGGAGCTCTCAGCCCTCGCCTATGCCCTCAAGATCGCCATCAATAGCGTCTACGGACTCACGGCTGCCAAGTTCGACAATCCCTTTCGGGACCCCCGTAACGTCGACAACATCGTCGCGAAACGCGGGGCCCTTTTCATGGTCGATCTGAAGGAGGCTGTGCAGGAGCGAGGATTGACGGTCGCGCATATCAAAACCGATTCGATCAAGATTCCTAACGCAACTCCTGACGACATCCAGTTCGTCATGGACTTCGGAAAGAAGTACGGATACGACTTCGAGCATGAGGCGACATACGATCGTATGTGCCTTGTGAATGATGCGGTGTATATCGCGCATGACGAATCGGGATGGCACGCAACCGGCAAGCAATTCCAGGAGCCCTATGTCTACAAGAAGCTGTTCACCCGAGAGCCCATCGAGTTCAACGACTACATCCAGGCCAAGTCAGTCACAAGTCGGATGTATCTCGCACCCGATAGTGACGACATCGTACCTGAGGATCTCAAATTCATTGGTCGTGTGGGAACGTTCGTTCCGGTCATTGAAGGAGGCGGAAGACTTCTACGCGAAACGCGCAGAAAGGACTCCGACGGCCAGGACGTCATATCCTACGGGGCAGTCGCAGGCACCAAGGGCTACCTCTGGATGGAGTCAGGGGACGCTCTTCTGACCGGGGCGCTGATCGACCATCGATATTATGACAAGTTGGCCGAGGATGCCCTGGATCAGATACGAAAGTACGGCGACGAAGAGATCTTCCGAGCCGTCTGACATTCGGCAGTGGGGTCTTCATCGCGAGCTCGACAAGGCTTATAATGGAGACCCCACTATCGAAAGGAAAGACCATGAACAAGAAGCTCGTCAAGATCGCCGTTGCCGCGGTTGTTGCGGGTGCCGTCACAGGCATCTGCCAGGCCGCGTACGACGCGAAGGACAACGAGTCCGATCAGGAGAAGTGACTCCGAATCCGTATCCGTGAACAACGGGTATGGATTATCGTTTTGCAGAGAGGAACACATGGAGACTTTCACACGACGTCTGGATGCTGAGGAGGCGGCGATCCTACAGGATCACGTTCTCGGTCTTCTGTCCACGACGAAGGAGACGCATCTTGGCATTTTGAACAACCTTGACGAGGAGATTCCTGAGGTCTACAGCGACTACGAGGACACCATGCTCGCAGTGATGCGCAAGGAGATCTCACGCATCACCGATTGGCTCAAGAACTACTGATAGGAGAACGCACCATGGCCAACTACATTATTCGCAACGCACGCCTTCTGTTCCGGAACTTCTCGGGTGCTCCGAACAAGTTCGGCAACACAGACCGGACGTTCTGCGTTATTCTGCCCCCCGACAAGGAGCGAGCGTTCCGTGAGGAGGGTTTCAACGTCAAGACTCTAAAACCTCGCGACGACGAGGAGGAGCCCACGCCTTTCGTCCAGGTCAAGGTTCGTTACGGGTATCGTCCGCCCAAGGTCACTCTGATCGCCGGTGGCGCAAGAACCCCATTGACCGAGGACACGATCAGTCAGCTGGACTTCGCGGACATCGAGCAAGCCGACTTGAGCATTCGTCCCTACCACGGTCGGACTCGAGCGGGCATCGAGTTCTGCACGGCGTACCTCGACAAGGCGTACATCACGATCGCCACTGACGAGCTCGACGCGATTTACAACCCGCCTGCTCCAGAGGAAGAGGAGGTGCCGTTCTGATGGATCTCGAGGTCAACAGCAGGTTCGAGCTCCTGACTGAGGGACAACTCCGGACTCTTTACGAGCCACTCATGCACTGACGACCATATTACCATATGTCTTGCGAAAGGAGTAGCGCTGATGATCTGCAAGAAGGATGCTGGGAACGGTAAGGTTTTCTGGTCGGCGGTCACGGCCGACAGGATTATTCTGCCGAATGGGGTGCAGTACGAGCAATTGACCTATGAGCCGACGAGCTGGTATCTCTTCATCGCGGACGACGAGTACTGGCTCTACCCCGCAGAGGGTATCGAGTGTATCGCCAACACCCCCGATTCTCGACTGGTTGTATATACCGTGGAACAGCCCTACGCGATCTACGACAAGTTGAAGTACAAGTACGAGCTCGATGACGACAGCATCAAGATTGTTGAGAACTCGGATAACGTCTCGCATCCGGCGCATTACACCCACGGGTGGAGCAACGGCGCCGAGGTGATCGACCTCACCGAGCATCTCTCGTTCTGCGCGGGTAATGTCGTGAAGTACGTCTGCCGTGCTGGACGCAAGGATCCCGACAAGTACGTCGAGGATCTGGAGAAGGCTCGGTGGTATCTCGATCGAGAGATCGAAAGAGTCGGATTGTGCTGATGCGGTACCCGTCAACAAGGAACCTCGCCGGATACTATCGGACTCGAGCGGGGGCGGTCGTGAAAGCCGAGAAGCGGGACGGCATGTGGACCGTGCACATCGGATCTCGCGACGTCGTGGTCATCAGTGACGACGCGTTCTACTCACTGTTCTCGGGTGTCGTCTGAGACAGCACTCGAACCCGGGGGTCCTCTGGAGACATTGGGCCCCCGGGTTCACGCAACAACACACTTTTGTATTACTACAAAGATTGGAACACACCATGACTTACGATGAGATTCTTGAGCGGGTCCAGTACTCGATATCGCAGGCCCAGCGAATGAGCTCGTATTGGTCGGCCACCATCAACACCGCGCATTTCACGCAAGACGTGATCTCGAAGATGGCACGAGACTCCATGGAGTGCAAGAACCACATTCGGGCGCTCGACAGTCTCGAGGAGGACACTCAGAACCTCCCCCTTCTCGTGGAGGACACCGACGTCTCGGACCTTCTGGCACTCGTGTTCCAGACCAGGGATGTCTGGAGCTCCATTCGCACCACGTTGAAGAAGACCCTTGGGGAGACGATCTGAGATGGACCGCATTCGCGTTATCGTCGAGTGGACTCGCATCACCGCCCGTTTCTGGAGGTTGTACGTCGATCCCTGGAACGAGGACCAGACGTTCCTGCGTAACGACTATCGCACAGCTCACGCGTATCTCGAGGAGCTGAAGTCGCTCCCCGTCACCCCGGCACTGATCACCGCCCAGGAGGAGCTCCAGACGCTTCTCCACAATCTCGATTGGAAGGTCTCATGATTCTCCGAACCCGAGTCAAGGACGCGCCCGACATCGTGGACGAGATCACTGGACCTGTGACCGTCCTGGACGGTGAGTGGTGCATCCCGGTGACGTATCCGAACATGTTCCTCGAGGGGGACACTATAGAAGACGTGGTCCACTACAGCGATAAGCGATGGACCATCACGGAGACCGAGGACGAGATCGAAGCCGTCTGGAAGCACGATCGTACGGAAGAAGCACGCTGATGAGGACCATCGTATTTCACTTGACTCACACTGACCACAACGGTAACTTGCATACCGAGACTCGGCACTGGCGGGAGCGCGAACACAGCGTTCAGAAACTCCTGGACATCATGCTCCGCAAGCACCGTCTGCACCGCCCTCGCCTGGTCAACAAGCGCTATGAGCTCGACCGTACCGTCTACCATTACCACGCGGAGCCCTCGGATGACTGAGCGGTGGATCGAGTCCACGTACTACGAGAACACCGAGGTGAGCGATCTCGGAAACATCCGACGGACCTCGGACAAGACCCCTCGTAACCACCCGATGCGCATTCGCAATCGAGCCACTACCGCCGAGCCCTGCGTGACTCTGCACCCCATCGGCGCTAAGACTCCCGCGGGGAACAAAGCCTGGCGCACCGTCCCCCTGCGACGACTCGTATGGGAGACATTTCACGACGAGAAGCTTCCGCGTGGCAAGTTCGTCAAATCCTTGAACGGGAACGTCGAGGACTGCTGTCTGTCGAATCTTTTCGTCACGTCGCCCCACGAGGTCAAGAGAGCCAAGCTCGAGCCTTGGACTATGACTGAGGACTACCGGCAATGCTACGAGTGGTTCACTCACTGCGTGAGTCTTGAGGGAGAGGTCCGGAAGATCTCCGACGGGTTCAGATACAAGTGGGGTACGACCGGCCAGAATCGGAAGACACCGTATGTCACCCTGTGCAAGGGGAAAACGCGGGTCCACGTAGGCGTTGCCAGGCTCATGGCGGACGCCTGGATCCGCCCGCTGGAGAAGGGCGAGAGGGTTGTCCTGGACGATCCCGACGGCCCTTTAGCTCTTGAGAACATCCGGATCATGAATTTCAAAGATGCCATGATCTACACGCGAGGCATAGGCCTTGCCAGGGCAATGGGGTACTCGGCGGCGAGTTTCGAGAAGACCCCGGAGAAGCGTAAGTACGAAGCGGCCAAGGCGATTGGAGCAGTCAGTGAGTGGGATGAATACATTTTCGGTTGACGAGTACCTGAGCGGGGAAATCGACGAGACGGTCATAGTGCACCGACCGACCGGGCGCCTGTGCTGGGACCACGTCACCTGGAGTTGGGGGTGGTGCTCTGATCTCGACCGGTACGTCTTGACGATCCGGGATGCGAATGGCGTCTCGGTTATCGGCACGCAGCTGTTCGAGAAGGGGAAGCACGTCTTCGAGCGTTACGCCGACCCCTCAGTGATCGTGACGGCGATTTGAGCGGCCTCGTATGGGCTCCCGTGGGCGATGGGAACCGCGTCGAGGTATCGGTCGACGGTGTCTGTCGCACACGGAATGAGCGATACTACTACCGGACCTTCGAGAAGGACAACGGTTATCTGGTGGTCAATCTTCCCACCTTGAGCGGAAGCAGGACGTACTACTTGCATCGCGTGGTCTGGGAGGCGTTCAGAGGACCTCTGAGCCCTGACGAGCACGTATACCACATCAACGGCGACAAGCGGGATAATCGCCTGGAGAACCTCGCCGTACGCTCCCGTTCAGACGGCGTGCGACAATCCTGGGCCGATCGGAAGGAGGCTTGGACGCAGATGGCTCTTGAACTGGACTCATGGGCGTGATGCTCTGGAGTCACCAGCAAGAGGCCTTGCAGAAGATGACCGACGGGTGCATCCTGAAGGGCGGAGTGGGTTCCGGGAAGTCTCTTACGGCTCTGGCGTATATCGTCGAGTCGTATGAGACCCCCCGGTCCACTTCGCCCTCCGGGGCACCCGCCATGGTTTATATAATTTGCACGGCCAAGAAGAGGAATGACCGCGAATGGCACGACGAGGTCGTTCGTATGGGTCTTGAGGAGAGGGGGTACGGGGTCGTCATAGACTCCTGGAACAACATAGCCAAGTACAAGGGCGTGAGGAAGGCGTTCTTCGTCTTCGACGAGGCTCGTGGAGGCGGTCAGGGGGCTTGGGGGAGGGCGTTCATCAAGATAGCCCGCCAGAACCGCTGGATCCTCCTGAGCGCTACGCCCGGGGATGACTGGATGGACTACCTGAATGTGTTTCTCGCGCACGGCTTCTACCGCAACAAGACCGATTTCGTGGAGCAGCACGTCGAGTGGGATCGTTTCGCGAAGTACCCGAAGGTGAAGCGCTGGCACAACCAGACCAAACTCCAGGGTTTCAAGCGCCTCGTGACCGTTTCGATGCCCGATAAGCGCCACACGCGCCGAATTGTCGAGTGGGTGGATGTACCTTATGACAAAATGGCGTTCAAAACCTTGATGAGGGACCGTTTCGATCCTTGGAAGATGGAGCCCATCGAGGACGCCGGGGCACTGTGCTATGCGGCCAGGCGCATGGTGAATGACAACGAGGCTCGTATGGAACGCGTGAGAGCCATTCTGAGGCGTTTTAAGCGCGTGATCGTATTCTACTCCTTCGACTACGAGTTAGAGCTTCTACGTGGCTTACACGGCCTCTCAGGGGTATCTGTGAGGGAGTACAACGGTCACAAGCACGAATCCTTGCCGGAGGGGGAGTCGTGGGCGTACTTGGTGAACTACGCCTCGGGTGCCGAGGGGTGGAATTGCGTGACGACGGACTGCATGATCTTCTTCAGTCTGTCGTATTCCTGGCGGCAGACGCAGCAGTGCATGGGGCGGATCGACCGAATGAACACCCCGTACACGAACTTGAGGTACTGGTTTCTGTACACGCAGAGTGACATAGATCTCGCTATCCGACGTGCTCAGGGCCGAAAGGAGGTCTTCAACGAGAAATCTTGGGCCCTTAGCCGGGCCTGAGCAGCCGGAAGAAAAATGGCAGATAGCACTTCGTGACGAATAAAAAACGGCTACGAAGTGCTAGCAGCCATTGATCGACACGGTCGGTCGACGGCGTTTCTGGCTGTCTTTGGCTTAACGGCCAAATATTCGTCTCCGATTTCGGATTTGGCTGGAGGACTTTTCGTTGGAATCATGCGGTTTTCTACCCCCTATAAGCCAAATCCTTACTTCTTACTACTTAGAAAATAAATAATAAAAAGAGAGAGAGAGATATAGAGAATTATAGCGGTATAGAGAAAATGCTGCTTTTGGCTCAAATCGTTTACTCCTGTCACACCAGTCACAAATAGTCACACCAGTTACAGGCTACGCCACAGTTTTAACACCAGTAACATCTGTAACATGTTTGGGCCTTACGCGCTTCGGCACCCCCCTATCCAAGATCTTCCATACCCACCATATCGCCTACTCAACATGTACTATAATGAAGGAGGATCATCTCCTATCGATTTACCGGAGTCACCATGCTCGAACGAGACTTCCAGGCCAAGCTCATCAAGGAGATCAAGAACCGGCTTCCGGGCAGTATGGTTTTGAAGAACGACCCGAACTACAAGCAGGGTGTTCCTGATCTCCTAGTTCTTCATCGAGACCGATGGGCCGCCCTCGAGGTGAAGGCCTCCCCCAAGGCCAAGCACCGTCCGAATCAGGATTGGTATGTATCCAAGATGGACGACATGGCCTACGCCGCGTTCATCGATCCGTCCAACAAGGAGCACATCTTAGATGAAGTTCAACGATCACTCGAGGCTTGAGGGCGCACACGCATTTCTGAGCGCCAGCAAGTATCACTGGGTGAACTACGACGACGCCAAGTTGATCGAGTCCTACCGCACGGCCCAGGCCGCAGCTATCGGAACTCGACTTCACGCAATGGCCGCCGAGCACATTCGTCTCGGTATGCGCATGCCCCGCAACAAGGTGACGTTCAACGCCTACGTGAACGACGCCATCGGGTATCGCATGACCCCGGAGCAAGTTCTCTACTATTCACCGAACGTGTACGGTACCGCTGACGCCATCCGCTTCTATGAGAATTCTCGATTCCTCAGGATCCACGATCTGAAGACGGGAACAACTCCGGTCAGAATGACCCAACTCAAGATCTATGCGGCGATCTTCTGCCTGGAGTACGACGTACGCCCTGGCGATATTTCGGCGGAGCTGCGGATCTACCAGAACGACGATGTGATGGTCGAAGAGCCCGATGTCGACGAGCTCGGGCATATCATCGACAAGATCGTTCACTTCAATAAGCTTATCGAAGACATCAAGCTCGAAGATGCCTGAGGGCTAGAGCAGGAGGTTCAATGCTTCCGGACGATATTCTCGTTCACTACGGCACCCCCCGCCATTCGGGACGGTACCCCTGGGGTTCGGGTAAGGATCCCTACCAGAGCGCTAAAGGCTTCTTCGCCGAGAGACAGCGCCTTCGCGACCAGGGCTTGAGCGACACCGAGATTGCTCGAGGCTGGGGGATGTCCACAACCGAGTTCCGAGCCATCGGGATGCACCTCGGCGAGGAGAAGCGGGCGGGAGACATTTCACGAGCCGTCCGCATGAAGCAGGCCGGACTCCCGAACACGGTCATCGCCGAGAAGATGGGAATCAACGAATCCTCCGTTCGAAACCTTCTCTCCAAGGACGCGCGCGAGACCAAGTCCAACGTCAATAGGACTGCGGACATTCTGGCGGAGCAGGCCAAGAAGCACAAGTACATCGAGTACGGCGCCGGTGTCGAGCTCAACATGGGGTGCTCCGATGCAACGCTTCGCACGGCGGTGGAGGTCCTCAAGCAGCGCGGGTACGTCACCAACGAGGTCTACATCAAGCAGGCCGGTAGCGATAAGTTCACCACCCTCAAGGTCCTCTCACCTCCTGGAACGAAGCGCTCGGATCTGATGGCCAACCGCGACAAGATCCGGACTCCCGGAATCGCCGCGGACCTGGATGGAGCGTTCACCACCGGGATCAAGAAGCCTTCATCCATCTCGTCCAAGCGGGTCAAAGTCCGCTACGATGAGGACGGAGGCACGGACATGGATGGCGTCATTCAGATTCGCCGTGGGGTGAAGGACCTCTCGCTCGGCAACAGCACCTACGCCCAGGTTCGAATCGCCGTGGACGGCACCCATTACCTCAAGGGCATGGCCATGTACAGCGACGACCTGCCCAAGGGTGTGGACGTCGTCTTCAACACGAACAAGAAGAAGGGCACCCCGAAGCTCGGCCCCAAGGACAACACCGTCCTGAAGCCGATGAAGAAGGACCCCGACAATCCGTTCGGCGCCACCATCCGCAAGCAGCTGTACTTCAAAGGCAAGGACGGCAAGCAGAAGCTGTCGGCGATCAACATCGTCAACGACGAGGGGACCTGGGACAAGTGGAGCCAGTCTCTCGCTTCCCAGTTCCTTTCGAAGCAGTCCCCCGTTCTCGCCAAGAAGCAGCTAGCCAAAGTGCGGGAGTCGAAGCAGAAGCAGTATGACGACATCATGAGGCTGACGAACCCGAGCCTTCGGAAGAAGCTGCTCATTTCGCTGGCCGATGATTGCGACTCGGCGTCCGTCCACCTCAAGGCCAAGGCCCTCCCCGGTCAGAGTTCGCAGGTTATTCTTCCTCTCCCGCACATGAAGAAGAATGAGATCTACGCGCCGAACTATCGAGACGGCGAGGTCGTATCGCTCGTTCGTTATCCGCACGGCGGTACTTTCGAAATCCCTCAGCTCGTCGTCAACAACCGCAACAAGAAGGCTCGCCGCACCCTTGGGCAGGTGACTGACGCTGTCGGTATTCACCCCAGCGTTGCGGAGAGACTCAGCGGTGCCGACTTCGACGGAGATAGCGTGGTGGTCATTCCGCATCGCGGCAAGACCAGGATCAAAGCCACCAAGCCATTGAAAGGGCTGGAGGGCTTCGATCCGAAACGGGCGTATCCGAAGTACACCGGGATGAAAGTCATGTCCGACACCCAGACTCAGATGGGCAAGATCAGTAATCTTATCACCGACATGACTATCAAGGGCGCCAGTGAGCAGGAGCTGGCCCGGGCTGTTCGTCACTCCATGGTCGTCATCGACGCGGAGAAGCACCAACTCAACTACAAGCAGTCCGAGCGCGACAACGGCATTGCCGCCCTCAAGAAGAAGTATCAATCCGGTGGAGCGTCCACCCTCATCTCGAGAGCCAGCGGTGAGAAGCGCATACCCAAGCGCAGGGCCCGCTCTGCTCGAGAGGGCGGGGGTATTGATCCGAAGACCGGTAAGAAGGTGTGGGTCGAAACCGGCGAGAGCTATATCGATTCCCGGGGCAAGAAGGTGCTTCGCACTGAGAAAGCCCCACGTATGGCTCTGACCGATGACGCCTACTCCTTGTCTTCGGGGACTCGGATGGAGAACCTGTATGCCGAGCACGCCAACTCGCTCAAGGCCCTGGCCAACAAAGCGAGGAAGGAAGCCGTATCGCAGCCCCGGGTCAAGAAGAACCCCCAGGCTGCCCGGCGTTATTCTCGAGAGGTGGCTGAACTCAAGGCCCAGATCAATGTGGCCCGTAAAGCGAAGCCTCTGGAGAGACAGGCCCAGGTTATTGCTAACGGCGTGGTTGATGCCAAGGTACGTTCAAATCCCGACATGTCTTATAAGGACCGGGCCAAAGTAACGGCCATGGCATTAAAGACCGCCCGTCAAAGACTGGGGTACGATAGAAACGCCACCCGTATCCGCCCCACCCCCCTCCAGTACCGGGCCATCCAGGAGGGTGCTGTGTCGCAGTCGATGATTGATCAAATTCTCGAAAGCGCAGATTTGGATCACCTCAAATCTTTGGCTATGCCCAAGCAGACCCAGCCCCTCACAAGGCGTCAGGCGAATCGCATTTCTATTTACAGGAAGAACGGTTCGACCGTCGCCGAGATCGCCGATGCCCTGGGCATCAGTCCTGCTAGAGTTCGAGAGTATCTTTCGGGTACTGCTACAGTGGTCTAGCCACAGGACTCTGCACACGAAGCTTCTCTGAGCTTGCGTTCCGTTGTTTCCTGATTCTGCAGAGAAGCTCACTCAGGCCTTCGCCCTATACAGGGTCTCTGAGAAGGTCTTCTGCACAGGGCCTCTATGGGTGCTCCTGCACAAGGGGTTCTCCGTAGGGGCCCTGTGCACACCTGCCCATACACACTATTACAGCATAGGTGGTGCACCCCTACCATGCAGGCTGCTAGGCTTACCACACTGGACAACCCTTACGATCCATTCGATTCGTTCTACCAATGGTATGAGTGGGACGAGGCACATGGGTACCACACCACCTCCTACCTGGGTAGGGTGGCATGGACTAGTGACGAACTGTCTGAAGCTGATGAAGTTCTTGCAACGAATCAAGCGATCGACGAGATCATCG